TCCAAGCCTTAACATTCGGCTACATCTCAAACCGATCAAACCCCGCAACCGCGCGGGTAATGCAGTCCGTTAGGTTGCTATGTTCCCATACTCATATTCTTTTATGTATCCGCCTTGTCGCAACGGGCATCATGTGTTTATCTATGGCGCTACCTATTCAACATTCGAGCCGCCCGAAGGTATGCCGTGTGCTTGCGGTCAAGTCTTTTGGCATAGGCGCAACCTAGCACAGTATGCACTGGACGGGGCTTACTGCGCCTGCCCAATTTACGTTCCGTCCTACGAAAGTACAGTTGCTAAATGTACGGTCTGCGGCAAGCCGCCCCGCCAGTAATACAAACCGTTAATCAGTCCCATGAAAATTGAGGTATCGAAAATGTTAAAACAAATTACACATTCAGGCAACACATTTCTCGAAATTTTGAAATATGTCGAAGATTTTGTTTTTAATAATGGAATAAAGGATATTCGCATTTGTAATATCCTTCCAGTCGTTGACCCAGACACCGATGAAACACTTGGCTTTACATCGGTTATGGTTTACACAAATGAAGGCTAACAAAGCGCGAAAACGATTTCTTGAAGGCTTGCTGAAAATTGTGTGAGACGGAGGTTACTAAGTGACAATATCAACAATGGATTGCCCACATTGCAAGTCCCCAGAAACGGAATTATTCAGTAAAAACAAATACAGTCAAAAAAGATTATATTGTAAGGCTTGTAGGAAATGGTCTGTAAAACTAGGCGCTCCTAAAATATTGCTTTTCGATATTGAGACATCGCAAACAATATTTAAAGCGTGGAGAACGGGGAAGCAATATTTAGGGTGGAAGCAAATAAAGGAGCCAAGTTTTATTATTTCATGGGCGGCGAAATGGTTGTTTGACCCAGACAGCTTGGGGGGTTCGGTGACAAGGCAGGAGGCAATAGGGCGGGATGATGCCAGGGTGGTTAAATCAATATACAAATTACTCAACCGTGCAGATTTTGTAATTACGCACAATGGGGACAAATTCGACATTAAGAAATTAAACTGGAAATTTTTATTATATGATCTTGTTCCGAATAACAGATACAAATCTTTGGACACATTAAAAAAGTGCAAAGCGGTATTTGGTTGCGATTCCTACGCAATGGATTATCTTGCCCAGTCGTTAGGGTATGATGGCAAGCATGAAACGGGGATTGAATTGTGGGATGGGGTAGAGGCGGGCGACAAAAAATCTATTGCAAAAATGTTGGCATATAACATTAATGATGTGTACATGCTGGAGGATTTATATTTGCGAACCCGTGGGTGGATGAAGACACATCCCAATTTTGCCATATTCGCGGATATGTATCAGGATTTACAGCCTGGCGAGTATGTATGTCCTCGTTGTTTGCAGTCTATTTACAGGACAAAATTTACGCGCGTTTGGACTACTCCGGCGGGATATAAATATAAATCCTGTAACTGTCCGCATTGCGGCGCGGTGTTACGCAGGACAAAGCGCAAGCCTGGTCAAAGGATGAAGCTAAAATAAAAGCCCTTTAATAAGGGCTTTTTGTTTTATTTCGACGATTTTTCTACCTCATTGCTGACAAGAGAATAATTCGTGTGATCTCCACGTTCTATCCAACAGGTATGACCAGTTTTCCTAACATGCGCCCGTACTTTGTTGCGTACGTCCGCCGCACTGACGGTGGGGTAATTTATGGCGGAACTGAAATCACATGATTGACAACCTGCGATGTAATGCACTCCGTAATATTGATCTACTTTTATCTTTTTCATAAGACACCTTTTTTTGATTTATGTTTTCGTCCATTCTCCGCAGATGTTTTTGCTTTAAGTGGGGATTTGATTCTACCAAGAGCGGCGGCGGCGTTTGATACTGCAAGCGCTTCGTTAATCTCGCTTTGCGGTAGTGACTTTATGCCGCCCGCATTGCCTTGTACATAATTGCCGTTAGCAAGGCGGATAAGTGCGCCTATGCCATTTTCGCGGGATACGATTCCTAGGGCTTCTGCTCCTGTGGGGAGTGGCATAACGCCCCAATACAATTTCCAATTGCCAGATTTTTTGATGGTGAGCATTTTATTTCTCCTTGTTATTTATTTCACTTTTCGATTTTCTTGTTGAGCGAAGACGTTTTCTACAACCTTCATAAAATATTTTTCGCTCAATGTGGTTCCACTATTTACAAAATCCATCGCTACTTCGATTTCCCAGCCGAGTTTCACGTATTCCTTGATTTCGTTGGTAAGCTCTGCCACTCTGCGTTCTGCCCATTCGGTGATATTAAGTGTGTCATTCATTTTGTTTCTCCTTTACCAAGTTTCCATTCTTTCGGCTAATTCGATAGCCTGTTTGACGTTGCTTCGGAAAGAGCCGGCGAAATAATCTTCAACCAAGCTATCTTGCGCGCCGTTCTTGATGACGTAGAAATTGATTGCGTCGCCGTCTTGGTCAATAACTTCGATGCGGGCGGCTTTCATTTGGGCGGTGTATTTGTTCCATGCCGTCTTGGTGACTTTTGCGCCTGTCTTTTCAAGCCTCTTGATTGCGTTTACTGTTGTAGCCATTGTTATCTCCTTGGGGAGGACTTTCGCCCTCCCTGTTATTGATTTTTTGTTATTGGTTGTTTACGATGTTTGTTGCCATGTATGCCATTTTCAAGACGATTTCCTTTGCCATTTTTCCGATCAGTTTTGGATTGTTCTTGGCAATTTCTGGGTATTGCCGGATCAGGGTTTTGGCTACTTGGTTTACTTTTTCTTGCAGGATTGTTTCGAGTTGGTCTGTCATTTCGATCTCCTTGTTTGATTTGTTAGATACTGTATCTAACTTATATACCTATTGTATATGCTAACGTTAGGTTTGTCAAGCACTGATATTGCACAATCAGCACCAGGCATGTACTGATATTGCATATTCGTCATTTTAGGCGACCAATATTACACTTTCGTCATTTGGGGGTATAATGCGGACATGAACGCAACCCAAACGCGCCAACTGTGGAATATAGCAATGTTAAAACATCGTCATGATTTCGTGTGGCGCATTGCTCCAGATGGCAGGGTATATGTTTTGTGTCCGAGGTGTGATAAGCAGTTTACCGCGGCGCAGATAATCGAGATGTTGAATGGGATAGAATGACAGATAAGATAAATCTGATTCCCCAAAAGAGAAACGCGAATAAGCATACATTGCACGGTACGCGTTTGCTCGAAAAGTCTATTCAACAGGATGGTTTTATTGACGCGCAAACGGCGGCGGCGGATGGTGAGATTATCAGCGGTTCGGCGCGGCTTGAATTGGCGGCGGATAAGTTTGCAGACGTAGAGCCTATCATTGTCCATAGCGATGGCAAACGCCCAGTCATTGTTATTCGTGACGACATTTCAAACGCAAACACGGCACGGGCGAAGCGGTTGTCAGTTGCGGCAAATCAAATCGCAAAGACTGACTTCAACCCAGATGGGGAACTTCTCAAAGAATGGGCGGGTGAGGATGACGCGATACGGAAGATGTTCGCGGATTCGGAGTGGACGGAGATAACGGGGGAGGAGAAGCCAACAGTTGACGCCGAAGCACAGATAGACAGGGCGGAGGAGTTGCAAGTCAAATGGCAGACTGAGACGGGCCAGTTGTGGCAACTTGGAAAACATCGATTATTGATTGGCGATTGTACGGCGCGGGAGAATGTGGAACGGCTGATGGGTGGGGAGAGGGCTTCAATGTGCTTTACTTCGCCGCCTTACGCAGCGCAAAGGGATTATAAAATAGGTAAGTTCAACTGGTTAGACCTTATGACAGGCATGAGCGAGCAGGCTATTTTTGCGTGTTCTGATAACGCATCAATTCTAGTTAATTTAGGCTTAGTTCATTTGGACGGAAAAGTTTTTAGATATTGGGACCCGTGGATAGACTGGATGGAAGAAAACGAACAGCCTTTATATGGTTGGTATGTATGGGATAAATTAAGCGGATTAATGGGTGATTGGCGAGGAAGGTTAGCACCAGCGCATGAATGGATTTTTCACTTTGCGAATAAACCGAATAGAGCCAATAAAACTGCGCCGACCAAATACGCTGAAAATGGAGTAACTCACTACAAAAAAAATAAAGTTGGTTTGCGTGAAAAAGATGGCAACATGACAGGCTTTACAATGGCGGGAGAGGCGGTAAATTCTACAAAAGTTATTGATAGTGTTATTAGATGCCAGCCACAACGCGGGGGTATAGAAGGTCACCCCGCGCCGTTTAGTGTATTATTCGCGTCAACTCTTATAAGCGTTTACAGTAAAGAAAAAGAAATAGTATACGAGCCGTTTTGCGGTTCTGGAACTTCAATTATTGCATGTCAAGAATTAAAAAGAATATCTTATTCTTTAGAGTTAGAACCACAATATGGCGCGGTAATCCTTGAACGCTTCGCCACTGCCTTCCCCGCCGAAGAAATAAGGCTAATCGAATGACCGACGAACAGGAAAACAGGCAGCAAAACGTGCCTAATACTGTCCGCCCGCCAACTTCGGGCGGATTCAAGCCTGGCTATGACCCGCGCCGATGGATGAAAGGACGCGGCAAGAAATCTCCGACCATGAAAGAAGCTGAAAAGATATTTGGCGAATTGATATGGGACATATTGAGCGAAGAAATAGAAAATCCCGTCACACATGAGAAGGTAGACCGCTTTCGCGCCATGTTGCGAAGTATGACCACATCGCGCCAGTCGGCTGACAGACAGGCAATCCTCGACCGCATCCTCGGCAAGGTGACTGACAAGATGGAACTGACGGGCAAGGATGGGGAGCCGCTAAACCCAAAGGTAGATAATAATGGATTTGAACGAGCAATATCTTCTCTCGCTGATGCCCTCCGAGAAATCATACCTGCAAAGGGTAACGGAGAAAACAGCAAAGTGGATACCTCAGAGTAAGCCTCAATGGTTGGCTTTTCTGTCCCGCGCCGATGAATTGTTTTATGGCGGCGGTGCAGGCGGTGGGAAGTCTGATTTGTTGCTCGGCATAGCGGGCGAGGCGCACCAACGATCAATCATTTTTCGCCGTGTGTTTCCCAATCTTCGGGCATTGATAGACAGGTCAAGGCAGATATACAATCCAGGCAACAGCATGACAGGTAAAGATAGCTATAACGAAAGCCTGCACGTATGGCGCTTATCAAATGGAAGTCAAATAGAATTTGGTGCAATGCAATATGAAACCGATAAAACAAACCAACAGGGACGCCCTCGCGATTTGATGGGTTTTGATGAACTTCCTGAATTTACAGAATCGCAATATGTCTTTGCAACCGCATGGAATAGATCGGTAGACCCTAATCAGCGGGTGCGTGTTATTAGTACAGGCAACCCGCCCACAACAGAGGCGGGCGGATGGGTAAAAAGACGTTGGGCGGCGTGGCTTGACAAGTTACATCTGAATCCCGCAAAGCCTGGCGAGTTGCGCTGGTATGTGACGCTGGACGGAAAAGAAACAGAAGTTGAAAGCGGTGAACCGTTTGAGCATAATGGTGAAACATTTTATCCGCGTTCACGAACGTTCATTCCTGCGTTGATAGGCGATAATCCATTCTTTTCAGACGGGCGCTATAAATCAGTACTTCAATCATTGCCTGATTTACTGATGCAACAAATGCTTTACGGTAACTTTGATGCAATAGATATACCTAACCCATTCCAGATAATACCTACTGAATGGGTATTGGCAGCACAAAGGCGATGGATGGAGCGTGAAAGACCAATAACCCCATTAACCGCAGTCGGCATTGACCCATCGCGCGGCGGGAATGACAAGACGGCACTTGCAAAACGATATGATAATTGGTTTGATGAGGTCAAATCGTGGGCGGGCGTAATGGTCAAAGACGGTGCTATAATGGCAGAGTTGGCGCGACAGGAAATAGGGGAAGAAAATCCTATCTATATAAATATTGATGTAAATGGAATTGGCTCATCTGGTTATGACCATTTGAAAGTTATGTACAATACAGTTAGACCATTTAATGGCGCGGAAGGTTCTGAATATAGAGATAAGAGCGGTAAATTGAAGATGCGAAATAAACGCGCCGAAATGTACTGGCGTATGCGCGACGCGCTTGATCCTAATGCGGGGGATGATTTAGCTTTGCCGCCTGGTACTGAGTTGCTCGCTGATTTATGTTCTGCTCGTTATGAGGTATCCAGTGCGGGTGTAAAAGTCGAAGAAAAAGAGAAAATAAAGGAGCGTATTGGGCGCAGTCCCGATATTGGCGAGGCTGTAATGATGGCATTGGTGTTTGGGCACGATGCTTTTGAACTTGTAGACTTTGCGTAATAAGGACAAATAACATGGCGATAATTGATAATATCTTAAATAAAATAGGATTTGTAAGCGAAAAGCAATTCCACGCAAAACTACAAGAAGCCGTAAAGGGTGAAATAGATAAGAGGCTCCCGCAATTTCTAGCAGAGACGGCGGACGCGGCACAGTTTACATTACCCGACCCGACCATATTCGCAAACCAAGCCGACCTATATCGGCTATCGCCCATCCTTGGTACTGCGGTAGACATTCTGTCATCCGACATTGGCACATCGAAAATAAACGTCAAGCGACGTGTGGGTGAGGAATTACGAGATATTCCGAATCATCCTTATGAATTATTGTTGCGTAATCCTAACCCAATTGATAGCGGACTGGAACTCGCACAATATACAATCAGCAATTATTTATTAAACGGTAATGCAATTCGATGGTTGAATAGGGCGAGTGTAAATGATATTCCTGATGAAATATGGCCTATCCCATTTTCGATGATTACCCCCGTACCCGATGAGCGGATGTATGTTGACCATTACGATTACTTTCCAGGCAATGGCAAGCCAAAGATGCGACTGGAAACATGGGAAATTGTACATTATAAAAAGTATAATCCTAATAATCGCTTTGTCGGACTATCCCCAATCGAATCACTGGCAATGACAATTCAAGGTGATTTGGCGATGCGCCGAACGAATACAGTCACATATGATAAGCATGGCGGCGTACCTCCTTCAATGCTGGTATTTAAGGAGTTTGTTAATGAGCCTGCATGGAGTGAGATAAAGAAAAAAGTTAGCGAGTCGTCTAAGCGCGATGAAATGATGATGTTGCGCGGTGTGGGCGAGGGTGTATCCTGGTTGCAACGTGCAATATCAAGTAAAGACGCTGATTTTAAAAATATCTTGCTCCAGAATTTGGCGGATGTATTTAATCGTATGTGCCCAGGGCTGATTGCGATGTTATCAGAAAATGCGACCGAAGCTAACGCCCTTGCCGCCCGCGCCACGTATGCCGAAAAGACAGAGTGGCCCATGATGGAGGTTCTCG